TAACTGTCGAGAAATTAGATAACTCTCAATCATGATAAAATTACACAACGTATCAATGATTTGTGTGAACATACTTCCGCTAGGTACTCCATTTCGAGAAAAGTACAATTTTCCTCCGGGACCGTATAGACATTTGTGAATAAAATCATGTTTTATCACATTCCATAAGGTTTCGTCAAAGTTAGCGTCCTGACGAAATAGTTCTCTCAGAATGTCGAATGCATCCGAGATAACCCACGCTTGAACTGATTGGTCATAATGGCTAAAATCAATCGAAGTCCAATACTTGTGCTTAGATTTATACGTAAATAGAAGTCGCGATGTTACAAAATCATTCTTTCCACCTGCGTAAAATCTTGTCTTCGACATCAAGTCTTGAATCGCTCTGCTGAAACAAGCCTCGGCTAATACGACGTAGAAATCTACTGCACATACAGCTCTGGTTTTCATCTTCATGTTTTCCGGAACTCTTTCAGTATAGTCGTCACTATACGGTAAACTGGTTTGAGAGCGATGGAAAACCATGATTGGAGTGGAGAAGCTTCCCTCCTTCTTCGCACGAGCACAGCGCGCTCTGAACTCGTCGGCAGCTCCCTCTTTTAAATCTTTTTTCTTAGTTCCATCAAATGTACAATCTACATATCCGGACCAACCTGCGGAAGTGTCAAGTGTGGAGAGAACTTGAAGAATATCCTCATCTGTTTCAATGTGGAACATCTTTAAACCGCCTGGAGGAAGGGCTTCCTTCAACAATGAAAGTAGTATTTCTCTAGCCTTCTTGTTCGTGAACCTCCAGCTTCCACGTGGAGTTCTTACGATATCTAACTCCTTACTTTCTCCATCACAAGCGAATCGCGCACATGCTACTTCAACTTGCTTCGGAAAGTAGAATTTTTGAGTGAAACCTAAACTATCACAATAGTCGGTCACTCCCGTGTAGAACCCTACTTCGTCATCACGTAACAATGATGTCGTGAGGTCTCTTAGCCTATCATCAAATTGATTCCTAGGACTAACCTCTTGAGACGAGGTACGGTCATAGCGACACAGCTTGGGTTCTTGTGCTGCTCGCGCCACCGTAGTCTCGAATTCGTTACTAACCTTGCAGACCATCTGCATAGCTACGTCACCTCTTCTCTTTTGTAAGGACAGAAGTTAACAACGGCATGCAAAATTTTATTCATCTGAACGATTAGCGCTGACGAATTACCAGCTTCATCAATGTTCACCTTTCAGATTGTCTTTGTG